TTGTTGGATATATTAGAGATAAAGGTTTGGTAGTCGTTCTTGTAGTTCTTATGTTCTACATAGTTTCTTTTAAGAATTTGAGACTCCCATACAAACCCTTCTACATCCATAAAGCCAACCAGCTCTTTAGTATCTTTAGTTACCTCTAGGATACCATTCTCATATACTATAAAAGACTTTTTTCTTTCATCTCTTAGCATTGGAAGCTCCTCTGATTTCAACATCAGTAAATAGCTTTCTGTAAAAAGTAAGTGATAGTTTACACATAGCTTCCATACATCAAACTCTCCTTTACTTAGTAAATGATTTAGTACATAATCTTTTATTAGCTCTATAGATGTTTCTCTAACTACATTGCTTTGAACAAATACCCAAGTAGGTTTCAATGAACCCTTTGGAAAGTATTTTTTAAAACCTTGCCCTTCTAAGAATAGTTTGTATTTATATGAGTCAATTTTTACATCTCCTTTTTTATCTAGATACCAGAACTGAGGTGTTTCTTTTGCTTCTTTTAAAGTTTCGTATGTTTTCTCATCAATCTTATGAGTTTCCATTACATACTCTTTACCTTTCTTTAGATCAATCTTTACTCTTTCAACTTTATCATAGTCTTCGAAGTATTTGCTATTTGCATTTCTAGAAGAGTAAGCAGACTTTATAGAGTTTTGTTTTGATTTTTCATCTTTACATCTGCCCTGTACAATGTTTTTCATTATCCAAGCATCAGCAATTGAATGAGGCACACCATATTCACACATTGCTCCAGCAATATCAAATACATAATTATTCATTTGACCGGTTACAAATGACTTTTGCCAATCAAACTTCATTACACGTGCTATTACTTTATCATCTGACTCTATTTTAATTGTAGGAGGTTTATCAGCGTATGAGAACCCTTCATCTACTACTTTGGCTTCAAATAGTTCAGCTTCATAGTTTACATAGATATTAGGATCGAAGCTCTCAAAGCAAACACGATCAACATTAGAGTTAGAGATATCAAAATATTCATATTTAAACTGCTTTTGAAAGGCTTTAAAGTATTGTGGATGTGTTATTTCATCTAAAGTATCTGGTACTCTTACAACTCCTTTAATTCCATTACCTGATGGAGATATAAACAGGAGTACAAAGTGCTTGTTAGACCTTAATAGTTCAAGATGTTCATTTAGTGTTTTAGGGTTTGGATATTTATCAAAATCCAATACCATAAGCCCAGAATGTTTCTTTAACCCTTTCCTATTCCTTTCGGAATATTCGCCTGAGAAAATAATAGATGGTAGTTTTTTCTTTACCTCTTTTTTACCATTTCGAATCTGTTCTATCTTTTCTTTAGATGTTCCTTTTTTTATTCTTTGAACTACTTGCTCTAAAGTTAGGTTGAAGGGAACATCAGTAGACTTAAACAAATCTTTAAAAACTGATATTTTATTATTTTTCATTTTTTGAGTTTTTAACTTTCGTACTTTCGTACTTTTTTTATCTCTGTAGCTACTATGTTTACTGAACAGTCCGAAAGTTCGTTTTATATTCTTCCTCTAGTGGGTACCCCTATTTTATTTTATTGCTTGGGGTCTCTCATACAAACGCTATTTATTTCGCACTTTCGGACTGTTTCACATTTTGTCCATTATGTGTACAAACTGTTCATTAGTAATTTTATGAACGCTTTGCACAGTAAACTCCATCCAATCAATAAAGGATTGCATTTTTTTAATTTTACAAATCATCTTGAGTTGTTTTAAATGCTACTTCTGCTTCGTCTATTAATTTTATCAGTTCAAACAAGTTGTCTCTGTTAAAGGCTATCCATTCAAAGTTTGATGTATTAAGCTGGACACATCCATCGTTTATAAAACCACATTCAACAACAACACCATCGGAGTCTATTATGTATGTTTCAATAAAATGATCTACTTTATTTACTTTTAATCTGCTCATAATATTTATTTTACGATTAATGAGTTTTTTGTGTAGCTTACTTTAGGTACTTCAACTTCTTCTCCATCTTCAGTTCCTACCAGCAATCTTCTTTGTATAGCTAAATATGCTTGCTTGCTTCTTTCTTCTACCTCTTTCTTTTTTTTCTCTAGCTGTTGCCATTCTTCTATATGTTTAAAAGAATATCTGATACCTCCGTTTCTTTTTTCAAATAAGAAACCAGAATCTTGAAAGGTTTTCTCAGAGTACATATCAGCTTCATTAAAAGCTATCTCTTCAATTTGCTTTATAGCTTCAGAGTAAAGTGCTTGGCATTTCTTTAGGTTTCCATAAGTAGAGAGGGCTGCAATATTGCCCTCTTCTACTTCTGTTAATAAATGAGCAACCTCTTGCTCACGCATCTGGAAGAATAATTCTTTAGACATATTAAAAGTCTAATCCGTTGATGCTTTCAGGAACTACTTCTTCTTCAGCTACTACTACAATCTCTTCTACCTTATTAAAGTATTTGTTCATATACTCTTCAAGCTGTGTTGCTTTCTCTTTTACCATTCCATATTCAGAATCAGATAAAGAGATATTAAAAGCAAAATTTGGTGTAGAGTATTTTACCATCCCTTTCTTATGATCGTTTGCAGATTCAATTGATACCCATTCATCAGCCAATCTTTTCCATGCTCCTTTCTCAACAAACTTTGACCACTCAGAAACACAAGCACCTTTAAAAGAAATGTTGATCAATTCCCATTCGTTGGTGACTGCATAAATTGATTTGTGATAATTACCACCAGCAGCATTTACAGCTCCTTTGATGTCTTTGTAAAGACCTTTGGCAATAATCCTCCCTTTGTGAGTTCTTACCTCTAACTCTTCTGATCCAATTTGTAATACCTCGTTAGAGTAAATTCCTGTTTGATCTGAGTCAGAGAAACCTTTAATAGAATGATACTCCTCCAATACCATAAAAGTTATTGGTAGCTTTACTTCTACATTTTCCTTGTTGTCTTTGTCATAATAAGAAAAAGACTTGTTGTTACTTTTCCACTCTAAGAATTTAGAAGTTGGATTCACATTTGCTGTTACTTCTCTTTTAAGAAATCCCATAATAAATAATTGTTTTTAATTACGATTGAAATTTGTGGCAACCGCATCCACATCAATAATTTGTTGTGCTTTCTGTATTTCTATTTTTGTAAACTTTTCCTTATTAAGTATGATGTATAAGGCTAATTTTTTTTGGGGGTTTTGCATTTTTTATATTTTTAAGAATTTATAAACTGCGACTCTTACTTGTTCGTCGTACTCATCGTCTGAGATATTATCTGAAAAACTTGGAGCTTCCCCTAGAACTATTCTAGCCTTCGCCTTTGCCTCATCAGAGAGCAAATGCAGAGAATCGATTATATTTTGTTCTAGAGGAGACATAGAATTAAAAAGGTAGTTTAGCTCCCCTAACTTCTAAAATTCCTAATAATTCATCCAAGCAACTCAAATTATATTTGTAGGCAATTGCTGCAATAGCAATCTCTTGTTCGTCTGTCTTTGCATCGTGAAAAGAAATGTAAACGATGTTGTTTAAAATCTCGTTAGACTTAATGCTTTTAGATAATGATGTCTTTTTTAATTGTGTGATGATATCCATAATTATATAATTGAAAATTGGAGGTTATTTTGAAATACATCAAAAACAAAATCATCTGGAAATACCTCTCCAAGATCATCATCCATAGTAATAGAGATAGAGCTGACTCTGTTAAAATCATACTCTTCATTGTTTTTCCATGTAATATCTACAGTTCCAGCAACTTCAAATAAATATTGATCTGTGTTGAATTGCTTGTAGAATGGAGCAGAGCTGTAAGTCTGTCCTTGGAATTCAGACCTATCTATCTGAATGTAAGAGTGTTTTAAAATTTCTTCTTGTGTTTTTTGGGTAATTACAGGGTGAATTGTAGTCATTTTGAGTTTGTTTTTTGTATATTTACTAACATTCTTTCAACAAATATACGATGTTTTGCGATTAAAAAGCAACGTTTTTAAAAAAAAAATCATTATGACTTTTGAAGAAGCGATAAAATATATCAAGAATAACAAGTACTCCGCCTATGAAATATCAAAGGAGACAGGGCTTAACGAGGCATCTTTAAGAAAATTATTTGCTTCAGAAAATGCAAAACCTCAAAGAAAAACTAGGAATTTAATTATTGATTTTTGTGAAATTAAGTCTAAAACCGATGGAAAAGCAATGATTTTTGACTTGGAAGAGATAAAAAGAATGCAAGAATTAGCATCTGATGTAATAAAAAATCACCATAAACTCCTTCAGGTAGAAATCTATGGTTTATGGTTTGAAGTTGAAAGCCAGAAAAGAGCTATTCAAATTTTGAAAGAATAGTATTTAATTCTT